CACAAATGTCAAATTAATTCTTGGGCTCGTCCCGCTTGACTGCCATTTATGGCCTACGTTGACCGTGTAGTTGTCACAACGGTTACGCCTAGTGCGTCCGTCCACCGAACGGTATATTCGGTACACGTTAACAGCGTGGTATCTTCAGTTGACACTCGCATTGGAGATATTTTCCCGTCACCCGAACGGTATACTCGGTACACTATTAGCAAAGGTGCTAGGTGGTGACGATTTATTCGTCATACTATCCCGGTTTACTATTTCTTTACAATAAATGATCCACCTTTCGACCTGAGTGTGGGTCTTTTAGTGTGATTGTCAGTTGTTCAGTTCTAGTCGTACGTTAGGTACGGTAAACTAAGAGTCCTTCTTAAATTACCTCCACCTTACCTAACAGTATTAAATAAACTAATCACTATGGACTTAAATACTGTTATCAATTGTATCTTGCTGACGTCTAGCTTTTTCTCACCGGTTGAAGTGCGCAAATGCCCTGAATTTACACTCGAATCTAAGAGGGTGTCTCATCATTTCTTTCGCAATAATTTGTATCTATACAAACCTAAGTTACCTCGGTTGTTGACGTATAAGTTTACTCCTTATTGCGAAATTTGCGCGCGGAAAATCAGTGATTACGAGTATGACGATGATATATTGATTTTACCCCTGGGTAATCTTTGTCGTAATTGCAAATCTATACCACCCAGTGATGATACTTTTGGTCCAGTCTATAATTTTTCTTTTGTTGTCCCCACACCTTCGCAACATTGTCCTGCTTCTAGTGAAGTTTATAACGTTACTTCAGACGGTTCCTACATTTTATTACACCGTAACACAGCGTTTTCAAAGGAGTTTAGATACACCATTAGCAAGTGCCACGACCCTTATATTCTGTTACATATTACTGAATTGGGTTTTGTCGATGAGATTCTGGACAGAATTACTAGTTCCATTGGCACGATTTTTCGAACTATCGTCACAGAGTTAACTCATATCTTTGGTGGACCGATCCATGCGGTGTTGGTTACCATACCACACGCATTCCTTTCATTAGTCCACTACATTTCATCCGTTATTGAGTACCTCCTGTTTGACGTAGGTCTAGCTAATGCTCTTTTGATCACAATTGCGTTTTGGTTTAAATTTCCATGGATGCAAGCAACATTGTGCGCCCTGTTGGTCATCTACGTGACCAAACTAAACGTTCTCTTTCATTAACCAAATTCCTGAAACACCATGTCAACTCGTAGCAAGTACGTTCGTTCACCCGCTCCTATCCCACGGGCGCGTCCTGTTAGACGCATGCCCCTGTCACCTAATTCACATGTGAGCGTGGGAACCGATATCTACGATACTTTTCTACGTAGCTTCTCTAATCCATCCTTCTTGTTGTCATGTGTTATCTCGGGTTTGGTTGTGCTCACTCATGTCGAAAACATTCACGACGGACCCTTTGGTCCTTATTTGCAGGAGCACTCGCAGAACGCTTATGTTTATTGGGTCGTTCAGAACGTGCCTAAGGTCCTCGGTCTTCTCACTTTTATACCGGTTGCTATGACTGCACCTCGAAAGTTGACTACATTTGTGGTTATTCTTGCCGTCGTCAGTGTTATAGTGCTTCCACCATTTCCGGTATTAGTCTATCTCGGTGCCTCTGCATGCATGCATATATATCTACACGCACGTTTAAGTACTACCAGGTTGTTCGTTGTCGCCCTCTCTGGCGTGGTAGTGTATTATGGGTACAAAAACAAAGACACATTTGTTTTGGAACTCCCCACTGGTACAGGTTCGGACACTTTCTCACGCATAGTGTACTCTGCGAAAGGCACCACCAAAAACTAAACGACTTCGGTATATACAAAATGACTGTTCAGGCTGACTTAGTGAAGTACATCGCTCTCCAATTAGTGGTGACGTCCGGTGTTTTGTGGCAGCAGTCTGCTGATTCTGGTGTAGAGCTAGGTCCAAGACCCAAGTTCATCCCTCCAGTCTCGATGCCTGCTAACTACGCCGAACTTATCTCTAACTTGGAGTCTGTGTTTCATGTAGCTGAAGGCCACCCTGAATTGGTTCCGCAGTATGTACCGCAGCCTCTCAGTGCCCCAGTTCCACCTGTTGTTCCACCCGCCGCCCCACCAACAGTTGCTCCGGTTCACTCTAGTCATCCAGCACCTGCGGTTGCTAACCCTACCCACGCTCCCACTCACACCGCCCCTGCTCTGTCCAGAGGTAAACGTGATGTGTCTCGAATCGTGGCCGGTGTTGCTGATTCCGTCGGTGACGTGCTTAGACCCGCCACGAATTTGCTGCCTGGTGCTAACTTAGTTGTTGGTGCGGCCGACGCTATCGAATGTATTGCTTCGCTTGAGGATTGCGAGGGTCACTCTGAGCTGGTCCCTTGCGAATTCTGCGACACAGAAGATCCTTTGGTATAATAAACATCTCTTTACTTTTACGTGTAGACTAGTAAAGTAGTATTTCTTTTCTTTCGTCATTTAACTCGGAGTGACGTAGTGTTTAGTTTAGTTACTTTATTAGTTTTGGTGTTTCATGCGTTCTACACGAACGTATAATTTCATTATCCG